ATTTCATAATGGTGTGTTTCATCGACATTATCATATTTGTCATTAATATATGCGAGAAATTGATTTTCATTTAGTGGCCATTGGTGGTATCTATCAGTGATATCATTTACCATGAGAATTACCCAATGGAGCTGTGGATCACCATATAATTTATGAGCAATTTCTTCGGGAGTTTCACCACTACGAATATCGTAAGTATCAAATAATAATACATTGGTTTTGACCTTGGTTCGTAAACCAACACGGCGCAATAGGTTTGTTACATATTTGTAATTACCTTGGCCAACAGAATCATATGGAATGACAGGAAAATTTGCAAAGTACATGATTAATACCCCTCTTCCACAGCACCTTTACTCATAAGATTGAATTCAGTAAAGCTTAAAGATATTTTAGTTGTCTGTGGGCGACCTCCAGCATATGCAGTAAATCTATCTGCACCATAATCTACATCCATTTTTGTGAGAGCACATGTTGATATTAAATTAAGATGTGGATTTACTTCTCCCATATGCATATATCTTATGTTAAAGTGATCAGGTATTGTCATTTCTCTTACACCATCAACACCAGCAGTGTTTATACCAAACGGGCCGGAATTCATTTCTGCAAAATCAGGAGTCATATGGAATTTAAATGACTTAACAATCTTTTCTATAGTTTCTGCTTCTTCTTCACTCTTGGGTATGAATGTGAATGAATAACTGAAGCTTCTCCGACCAATTCCTTCAAACAGCAATTCCATTCTTGGAGTAATAACTTGCCCTCTTTCTATTGCGATAATAGCATCTGCACCTTGCATTAATCCAGCAGCTTCCTTCATCGCATATCCCGCTATTCCGGCACCAGCACCTTGAAATGCTTCGGCCCCGCCTGCCTTAAATTTATCCCATAGACCACCCTGTTCATTTTGAAACGCTTTTATAGCAGCAAGTCCCGTTTCTGCTACTACTCCTATTTCTGTTTCTCCATACTTTACATCATAACTGACTTGAACAGAAGGTGGCATATAAAGAGCAATCATAGTATCCAATCGCGTTGTGGTTGCATTTTGCATTTGAATAGAAGTATGTCTACCGCCTGGAGCTCCCTGTTGTGTACGTTCCCTATTCCTGTCTGCTAGAGCAGCATCAGCATTATCTCTATTAGCAGCTACAGCACCGCCAAGCAATGCATTGCCACCTTGGTTTCTAATATTTTTCCTCTGTTCTATGTCTCTATCTACTGCTGCTTGACTCTGTTTATATGCTTCAAGTTGGCCTGGATTTTGTGCCATGATTTCAAAAATAATATAATGACCCTGAGTTGGGTCTGATTCTACACCAGTTGGATATGCTAAATTTGTTGTAGTAAATATGTTGGGTGTTCTCATTGGTGCTGAAGGGCCACCAACACTTCCACGGCCGGGAACTAAATCTACACCAAAAAGATTACCAGCAACTCGTTTTAAGTTACTACTGACTGATTTATTTACAGCAGCCCCAATATTTGATGCCACCGCATTTTTTATACCATCTCTAATTGCCATGTCTGTATACCTTTATATATATTTATAACTCATGTCGTACTCAGGTAGATACATAGCAAAAAAACCCAAAAAATATAGAGGTGATCCTCAAAGAATCATTTACCGTTCTCTATGGGAACGTAAGTTTATGGTGTATTGCGATACCAATGAATCAGTTATTGAATGGGGTAGTGAAGAAGTCATTATACCCTATTTATCTCCTTGGGATGGTAGAATACATCGGTACTTTCCAGATTTTTACATTAAAATAAAGCAGCATGATGGTTCAATTAAGAAGTTCATCATAGAGATAAAACCTAAAAAACAATGCTCACCCCCAGAGAAGAAACCCAAGCGCAAGACAAAGAAATGGCTCAATGAAGTCAAAACGTGGGGAGTCAATGAAGCCAAGTGGAAGTATGCAACCGAATGGTGTGGTAAGAATGATATGGAATTTAAGATATTAACAGAGGATCATCTTAACATTACATATAAATAGTCATATGGCTGTATCAAAATTCATACAAGCGGTTAAAGATGAAACTAGGGGTCGCCCAAGATCAACTGCATGGTATAGAAGAAAAATCAAAGAGTTTGGTGATCCACGCCCGCAACAATTACTTCGGGACGGTAAAAGGGACAGCAGACCTTTTTATGGTAAACTGAATATGTTCTTCTATGATCCAAAGTTCAAGAAGACTCTCCCTTACTACGATACCTTTCCTTTAGTACTTCCATTAGAAACATACGATGATGGTTTTTTAGGAATAAACTTTCATTACCTTCCTATACCATTGCGTGTAAGACTGCTTGATAAATTAGTGGACTATACCAATTCAGAAGATTTTAAAGCCGCATCAACAAGAATGATTGTGGACTATAACAAATTAAAAAACATCAGATTAATTAGACCTACTATACATAAATATCTATCAGGGCATACTAAATCGCAATTTCGTAGAATTGATGCAGATGAGTGGACAATTGCGGCATTATTACCTGTACAGAAATTTAAGAAAGCTTCTGATAAAGAAGTTTGGAGAGAATCTAAAGGAATGATTTAATGGCAAATCCCGCAAAATTTTTAGAAGGTACTGCATTTGGTGCTCTAAATAATATATTGTCTGAAATGCATTCCGAAGATGGATATGCATTACCAAATAGGTTTGAAGTAATCATTACACCACCCCCTAAAATGGGTGCTATCGCAATTACAAATCCTTTTCATGGTTCTGAAAGAGCTGCAGATGCACGAGCGATATCTTTAAGATGTGAAACTATAAACATGCCTGGCAGAAATTTAAACACACTTACAGATTCCAATATCTACGGGCCAACCAGAGAAATTGTTGATGGTGTAACTTATGCAGAAGACATATCTATGACTTTTCAAGCAAGTTCTGGATTACAAGAACGAGTGTTTTTTGAAGAGTGGCAAAAACAAGCATTTGATGAAACAACATGGAACATAGGTTACTACAACGATTATGTAAGTGTAGTTGATATATACTTATTAGATAAACAAGATAACAGACGATTTGGCCTCAGACTTTGGGAAGCATTTCCCAAAACAATTGGTGCAACAGAATTAAGTCACGCTTCCAATAATGAAATTATAAAAATTCCCGTATCTTTTTCTTTTAGATATTGGGATACTCTAGATTTAGAAAGAACCTCACCAAGCTTAGGAACTAAAATATTTGAAACTGTGATAAACTCAGTGGAACGTAATATCACTCGCAATGTGCCGAGGGTATTAAATAGACTATAATAAAGGATGAAAAATTATGGCATTACCAAAACTAAAAACTTTAACGTATGAATTAAATTTACCTTCTACGGGTCAATCAATTAAATATAGACCATTTCTCGTAAAGGAACAAAAAAATCTAATGATTGCTCAAGAATCTGAAGATACCAAATTAATTGAAAATGCATTTGCTGACATAATTAACGATTGTACATTTGGTGAAATTGACCCATACAAAATGCCCATGTTCGATATTGAATATGTTTTTTTACGATTAAGAGGAAAATCTGTTGGGGAGAAAATTAAAGTTAATGTATTATGTCCTGATGATGAAGAAACTCGCGTAGATGTTGAGATTAATTTGGAAGATGTTGATATACAAATGCATGATGAGCACACTAATGTTGTTAATATAACAGATAATATTTCTATTGTTATGAAATATCCAAGCCTATCCGACATGGAAGGATTTAATGTTGAAGGTCAAGTTGAATCTCTTTTTGATATGATTAGAAGATGTGTGCATGAAATTCATGATGGTAATGATGTTCACCATAGAGTTGATATGTCAGATAAAGACTTATCTGAATTTATTGAGAGTATGTCAACCGAGCAATTTGAAAGACTAAGTGCATTTTTTGAAACTATGCCAAAATTACAGCATGTAGTTGATGTGAAAAACCCTAAAACCAAAAAGAAAAGTGAAGTTTTGATTACGGGTCTGCAAAATTTTTTCGGATAGCCCTTTCTCATGACACATTAAAGAATTATTATACAACTAACTTTGGAATGATGCAACATCATAATTATAGTTTGGCTGAATTGGAAGAAATGATACCTTGGGAAAGGGAGATATACATTGGATTGTTAATGAAGTATATTGAGGAAGAAAAAGAAGCTCGAGATAAAGAAAAACGGAGACACTAATGGCTGATCAAACTAAAAAAGTAAATCTAGAACTAGAGATTGATACCAATGTGGTAGACTCTAGTAAGAACAGATATCAGGGTTTGATTGACCTTGCTGTAGCAGTTGACCAATGGAGAATATTTCCAAGAGTATTCATATCCACTTACATTTATCTTTTATACAAAGTAACAATCTGGTTCATGGGAGTAGAAGACCCTACAATAGCACAATCAGGACTTGTATCAATTGTTGTTGGTGCGGGCGCTGCGTGGTTTGGTCTATACGCCGGAACAAGCAAGAGTAAAAAATAGGATAGTCTCATGGCAGATTTTGCAGATGTTGTAGAAGAGATAAAAAATACAAATAAAAAACTTGATAAGCTTGCTCAAGCAACCGACCCAAAGGGCGCGGCCGCAGTAGAGGATAAGAGAGAGGCTGCGTCTGCTTTAAATCAACAAACAAGTTATCTAAAAACAATTGCAGATGCAGTATCCGCTGGTGGTGTGGGCGGAGCAGCAGCTGCAGGAGCAGAAGAAGGTAAACGGGGTGGATTACTCGCTGGTATAGGTGGTGCATTGAGTGGTTTGGGAATTGGTGCTGGTGCTGCTATGGGGGGTTTGGGTGCATTATTTGCTGGTGGTGGTTATCTACTCAAACAACTTTCAGAATTTGATGGTGAAGCAGTTAAAGAAAATATAATGACATTACTTGGTATCAGTGATGAACTAGTAGAAAGAGAAGGTGGTATATTAGCAGCATTTGGTGAAACTGGTCTATTAATGTTCACACTCACTGGTATAGGTGCCGCTCTTATGGTTTTTGCTGCTGGTAGTGCTATTGCCGCTGGTGTTGAGTACTTCACTGCCGGTATTGAATGGTCACAAGCAATCAAAGACAACGTAGAAACTCTATTAAGTATTGATGTTGAAGGATTAGGTGGTTATTTGTCAGCCATAGTTCTTCTTCCTCTTGCACTAGGAATGCTTGGTAAGGGATTATTAAAATTTTCTATCGGTGGCGCTGCAGCAGCTGCATCAACAGCATTTGATAATGCACTTAGTATGTTCACTGGTGACAAAGAAGGTCAAGGCACTGGTTGGGCTGAAGAGG